AAGAAGTACTCGATGTGAGTAAAGGCAAATGTAGAATCTTTTACGTTAGCTCTGTAGTTTTAACCTACTTAGTACGCAAATACTTTCTATGGCCAATCCGATTCTTATGCATGAATAGCTTGATTGCAGAGTGCGCAGTTGGTATTAACTGTCATAGCGAAGAATGGGAACAATTGATGAACCACGTGAGGAAATTTGGAAATCACAAAGTCTTTGCGGGAGACTATGGTAGTTATGATCAAAAATTACCTTCTCAACTCATCATAGCAGCCATTGGTGTGGCAATTGACATTGCTAGGGCCATGGGTTATGACGAAGAGTCACTTAATGTGATGGAAGCTATGGCAGGGGATATAGCATTCCCATTTATAGCTTACAACGGAGATCTAATAAGTTTAGACAGTGGGACACACGTTAGTGGTAACAGCTTGACAGTCATAGTAAATGGTATAGCAGGCGCATTGAACTTGCGATGCTTTTACTTTGACAAATATCCAAGGTGTAACGATTTTCGTCAATATGTTGCAATGATGGAATACGGAGATGATAATGATGGTAGTGTATCATTTTGGCGATCTAAATTCAATGTCAGAGATTTTTCTGAGTGGATTGGGCAATTTGGCCAAAAGTATACTCACCCAGATAAAGAGAGTGACATCCCAAAGTACATGCACTCAGATGATGTTGACTTCCTTAAGCGGAGGTCAGTTTTTCATCCTGAGTTGGGTGTTCGTTTGGGTGCTTTGGATCATAAAAGCATGTGGAAACAGTTACATGCTTATGTTTATACAAGCAGTTCGCCTGGAGAGAATGAATTGTGCATCAATGCAATAGATAGCTTCTTGCGAGAATCTTTTAATCATGGTAGAGAAATATATGAAACCCATAGATCGCAAATGCAAGAAGTCGCTGAGATTCACAACTATACAACAAATTGTACTATGTTGTCCAAAACGTTCGATGATATGATCGAAGAATGGAAAGAGAAGTACAGGTCAGGTGACGCTGACAGCTAAGGCGAAGCAAACGTCACGTGTATATATGGAAACCAACAATTTTGTAAATTCATGTAGTTATAATATATGTTAGGCTTTGTACATAAGAGGTGTTGCCCTCGTGCAACACCCCTATTTAGGGGAGTGATTGGCCATCACAATAAACATGAACGCGGGAGATACTCTGAGCGGAGTACTCACCGTTGTATATATAAATAGCTCACAAGTAGATTTAATGTAATTATAAATAAACAAGAAACAATGACAAAGAGTGAGATGGTGACATTTAAGGATCAAAGTCCTGCCTACAGTTACACAGTCCCTTCTAATCCAGATGCAACTTTTGATGTTGCACATAATGATGATGCAGACTTGCAGAATTTCTTTTCGCGGCCTGTCAGAATTTGGAAAGGAGAGTGGGGAACCGGAACAACTTTAGACGAGACTATAGATCCATGGAGTCTCTTCTTTGACAACAAGAGAGTAGAAAATAGAATAGCCAATTATAATCTTTTACGGTGTAAATTGCACGTTAAAGTCATAATTAATGGAAATGGTTTCCATTATGGCCGAGCGATGTTAAGCTATTTACCATTACCGTGGGAGGATGATTTTACATATGATAGAGGCTTGGTTATGCAAGATATGATTCAAGCGTCTCAGAGACCAAAGATTTTCCTTGATCCAACGACGTCTCAAGGTGGAGATCTCATTTTACCATTTTTCTGGAAAAAGAATGCTTTGAGCATTCCACTCCGTGAGTGGCAGCAAATGGGGATTCTGAGATTGAGAACTTTACAATCATTAAAGCATGCCAATGGAGCTAGTGATAAGGTAACAATATCCGTGTTCGCTTGGGCAGAAGACGTTCATTTGTCCATGCCTACATCCACTGAACCAGATGGTCTATCGCCGCAGATGGGTAAAGTTTCTGGTGAGAGTGATGAATATGCGAAGAATCCACTTATATCGCAAACAGCAACGGCGGTTGCGGATGCTAGTGGTAAGCTAACTAATGTACCGATCATAGGACCGTATATGAAAGCTACGGAGATGGCTGCTAAAACAACCGCTACAGTCGCTAAGGCACTGGGTTATAGTAAGCCAACAACTATGGAAGATACTAAGATAGTAAAACCACTACCAGCTGGAACTTTTGCTGTGTGTGATGGAGTAGATACGTGTGCCAAATTGACAGTAGATTCTAAACAAGAAGCGACCGTAGATCCACGAGTAGTGGGTCTTGATGGTACTGATGAATTGGAGATAACGTCAATAGCGACACGAGAAAGTTATTTAACGCAGTTTCCATGGGGAATTTCGGAAGCACCTGATAGTCTATTGTTCGAAACATGGGTCACACCATGTATGTGGGACTATGTGATGAAACCAGGACCAGATGAGATACATTTTACCGCTTGCGGTTATGCATCAGCGCCATTTACACATTGGCGTGGTTCAATGAAATATAGGTTTCAAGTTGTTGCATCCAATTTCCACAAAGGAAGAATAAAGGTAGTTTATGATCCACATGGATTTCAGACTGATGAGTTCAATACGAACTATACCCACATCCTAGATATTGCAGAAGAGAAAGATTTCACAGTAGAAGTAGGATGGGGTTCGCAGGAGCCATTTCTGCGAACAGTGGTACCTGGATCATTTATAGATGGGAAGACTTATGTGCCATTTGATAAGCATTTTAAGACAAATCCATCTCCGGGAGCATCAGCAGTACCATTATCGAAAGCCAATGGCTTACTTCGCGTGTACGTGTTGAATAACTTAACTACCCCAAATTCTGATGTGGATAATGACATCAAGGTGAATGTGTTTGTGTGCGCAGGGGATGATATCGAATTTAGAAATCCAACTGATGTTACATCCGCCTATTACTATTTTGATGTAGATGAGAATTCACGTTCCTATAGACAGAACAAAGCTACCATGCTAGAGCCACAAATGGGTTTAGCAGCGATCGATGAGACGGTTGCATGTGGAGACTTAGAATCGACAGGGGAACCATCCAAACCGATACAAGAAGAAGTAGAGGTTAAGATGGCTGCTCAAGTTCCAGAAGTAGATTACTATTCTCAAGTATTCTATGGTGAATCAATCAAATCATTCCGCACATTGTTGAAGCGATATAATATTTGCTTCATGGCTGCTGTATTAGGCAATGAGTACCCAAGCAACACTTATAAGTGGACTCTCACATCGAGACTATTCCCTTATTATGCTGGTTACGCTCCAGGGGCAATTTACTCTGTAGGAGGTGGTGCCTCATATAACTATGGTGAGATGACTCTATTGAATTATCTTGCACCAGCATTCACCGGTAGACGCGGTGGTATCAGATGGAAAGTTATTTATAGCAATCCTTCTACCTTCCCCACAAACACTACATTTCGAGTGGATCGAATTGAAGGAGGAGTGGGTTGGACAGATAAGAAATCTCTTATAGACCGGGATAATTATAATAAGTATCTAAGAGATAATCAAATAGACAAACTATCCGGTCAATCGGGATGTGCCGTAACTTATTCGGCAGTAAACCCCGTTTTGGAGTGGGAATCCCCATTTCAGAGACGCACACGATTCGTGGCGTCCAAACAGGCTGATTTAACCAGTTACGATGAAGAAGGTGACGGGTTTCAGCTATCCACAACTTCGCTGACATCAAATAATTCTCAGACGCACTATGATTTCTATTGTGCAGCAGCAGAAGATTTCAGTTTACACTTCTTCACGGGAGCGCCTGTAATGTATTTCAGGACAACTATCCCGGTTTAAATCCTGATGGGGATCGTCAGGTGCGCTTAACGGCGCAGACAACTTAGTCTTATTAATTAACCTTAGAGGTTTGCACAAAACATTTGTGCTCTAATAGACTAATTGTCTATGAGAGTATAAAATGGTGATTTTACTCTAAGGTCCCAATTTCTAAGTGCGGTTGCCTGAAAAACCGTGGTGTATCACCACACCCAAAACACTAAGTGAGTAGTGAGAGGTTGAGCACTCTGGCGAGAGTGTGTAGTCCTAATTTTGCGAGGATACTTAGTGT